GTCACGATTTCAATAGTACCCGCAGCTACAATGGATACAATTGACCCATTGAAGATATTAGTACCATAACCGGACGCTATTGAAATCTGTCGAGTGGAACCTGCAAACGGTAACCCTCCGATCAGATTGACGGCCCTAAGGCCATACGGGGTGGCAGTAGCTGCCATAATAGACTCCTCGGTTTATCCTTTGCCAAAAGTAACCTCAGACTTCCTGTTATTAAATAAAGGCATTCTTGGGTCACTCTCACGCATTAAGTTATTGTCCACAGATTGCATCTGAGAATCAGTTACTTTCTGATAATACTCAGTACGTTCCTGGACAAGTTCAACAGGGGCCTTACAAAGCATTAAACCACCCATTATAACATTGTCCTTGAAGCGTCGATTTTCAATGCTTACAAGTTCAATTTCAGGATGATCTACAGCTTTTACCGGCTCCCAGCCTTCGCGTAGTTTGGAGGAAACATTGGTCGGATCAGCTTGTCCGCGTGTGCTAACACGCACCCAGTGAAAGACAAACCCTTCTTGCGGCGTAGGAGTCGGAAGCACTTCCGGTTTAGTCCATGCACGTTTTCTGGTTTTCTTGTCGCGGGTTTCCAGTTCTCGGCCAAGTCTATTCTCATCAACCATTTTGATTCCTCGCTAATTCAGCAACCTGTTCGGCGTATTGTTTCAAAGGCACTCCAAGTTTTCTTGCAATCGTTTGTTGTGATTCCGTTAACCTAATTTTCTTAGGTGCTATGCTCCGCGTAGCGGGTGCAACCACATTACTAGATGTTTTCTTGGGTGTCCCTGAGTCGTCTATCCCGTCGTCAAATTGACTGGGGAATATTTCTCGCATACGGGCATCTATTTTCCCGTAGTAGTCATCGGATCGAGGGTCAATGCCCTCTTTCGTCAGTTTCGTATGCAACCCCAAAGCAAACGCGGTCATTTCATCATCAGCCCCAAACCAAGAGTTACCATCCCTCCAGGTTTCAGCCTTTGCATCTCGCGGCACTCGTTCAGGTGCAGGTTCTCGTGATTGAACAGTATTTCGCCCAGTTTGTAAAGGGACTTCCGCACGACGGGGCCTAAGGTTGGAAACTTTATCCTTCCGTATATTAGCGTTAGTAAGTACATCTTGTGCTTCTACTATGGCATCTGACTGTCCTGAATCATAAGCCTCACGATACTGTTTTTTAGCTAATGTTACTTCAGATTCCGTTTGTTTTTTAGCAGATGCTATTAACGCATTGTGCCCTTTATCTACGGAACTCTTTAACTTCTGGTTATCATCAAGCAGCTTTTTTGCATACCGCTCAAGTTCTTCCCGCTCGCGCTGTGCAGCCTCTTTAGCCCTGCGTTCATCATGGTAGCCCTTACTAAAATGCTGAATACGCTTCTTTACTTTATCAGAATAATTTTCCAACTCTTCGTTGGTAACCTCCGCTGGAGGTTCTGAAGGCTTGCGTCCACGATCTTCAGGCGGTACATCACTAACCACCTCAATCTCTACATCCTCTTCTTTCTCCTTAGCCTTTCCTATAATTTCCTGCCCTACAGCCCCTTCGATTTCCAGTTCAGGGGTAGGTTCTTCTACCGGTGTTACTTCTACTTCAATATTCCCTTCCTTACCTGGATCAGGAAATTCAAACTCTACTTCTTGTCTTGGCATAATTTACTCCTCACGCACGGGAGAGTGCTCCCGGATCATCAACAATGGCCTCAATGGAATCGTCATTCATCATACGATATTCCTGTTGGCCTACCCTAAAACGTGTGCCCGTATGGGCACTAAACACTACATAATCACCTATCTTGCACCACGGCCCTGTGGGAAACTTAGCTTCATCTATATAGGCTTGCTCACCCATGTCAATCACAGCCCCTACCATAGAAAGAATATACTCATCCCGCATGGTCTGGGTAGACTTGGCAATATCTCCCTCACCAAAAGTCTCCTCAACAGTAGGAAGAACCACTAATATCTTGTAACCCACAGGTTTAGGTATCTGCTTCTCAAGAACTACTTCTTCCTGTTCCTGTTTTTCAATCTTGGCTTTACGCTTCTTCTCCATAGCGGTCAAAGAAGTCTCCCCTTCAGCCTGCACACCAGAAGGGGTTACAGTTACTGTTGCTGTTTCAATCATCATCATCTTCCATATAATTGCGCGAAAGGTCTTCTATCTCTCTTAATGCGTCATTTAGACCCCGAATCCTGCCACATCCTTCTTTGTACTGGGCGTAGTCTTTAGCTGCACCATCAGCCAGAAAGACTTCGCTATCCTTCTTTAAGGCTTGAATTTTGTTTGCTAGTACACCAAAAACAGTTGTAGCCATTATCTGTCCTCCCTTTCTTCCCTTTTTTCCATCTGCTGTTTTAGCTCTTCTATACGCTCTAGTACAGCAAGGGCATTAGTAAGGTTCAACACTGCTTGGGCATACTTCATAGCTTCATCATGGCCCTTAGCCGTTGCCGTCGCTAATGAAAGGTCTTCTATTGCACGTATAATTTCATTCTTCATAGGGTTCTAACTCCTGTGGTTTTAAAATAAATACTATCTGTCTTCTCTATTATCGCGGTGCGCTTCAGCTGCAGCTTTACGTGCTTCTGCTCGTGTACGTTCTTCTTCGCTTGCAGCTTTTGCCATATCAATTATGGTTTTAGCTTCTGCAATATCATTTTTAGCTTCCGCAGCTTGGTTCTGTGCAGCTATACGATTAGCCTCTAATGTAGCAGTAGTTGTTGCTTTGTCCCTATCCAAACCCAGACGTTCCTTATCCAGCTCAGTATCTGCAGTACTGCTTCATCTGGAACACCGGGTCTTGAGCCTGTTGCTGTGCCTGCATCTGGGCTGCCTGGGCTTCCTTCTGCTGAGTAAGCTGTGGTGCAGCATTAGCCATCAACCGCGCCAACTGTCCTTCCATCTCTTCTGGAAGTTCTTCGCCTGGAAGAGGTAATGGAGCACCCACCTTCTCTTCCATCTGTTGCCTGTAAAGAAACCCTATATGTTCAGACAAATGCGCCTTCAATGCTGCCACAATCTGCTGTGCTGCAGGACTTTGCCCTATAAAAGCTGCAATTTGAGGGTCTTTCAGAAAGGCCTCGTGTGTAGTGATATGTGCGCCCTGATCCTGAAATATAAAGGCTTTAAGCGGTTTTCCAACCAAAACACCCATATTCTCACTAACCGGATTGGTAGGCTTAATATCATCCGTTGTTGGAACCAGCTTATCAGCATTCTTAATCCCCAGAACCTCAATCATCTGCCGGTGTAACTGAGGAAGGTCATAAATCTGCGGAGTTGCCTGTGACATCTGCAATACTGTCTGATACTGCACAACCCGTTGCGCCATCGTACTGCTGTTGGGATCACTGACAGGAATTACTTCTATTGTGGCGTAATCGGCCTGACGGGCACGAGGCTCTGCACGGTCAGGAGTATATTCATACTCCTGCGGAGCATGTTCAGCAATGATTGCACGCAGAAGTTTGAACTCCTGCTTCATTGCATAATGAACCCGCGCCTGTACTGCAGCCATTGGCTTGAGGGTACGCTCAAGGAGAGCAAGTGTAGTTCCGACAGGCGCATTTGCACTCATGTCGGAGATGTTCATATCACTGATAGCCCCTAGCCTGCGACCTTCTTCGGTTATCTGCTTAAGTAACGCCAACAAGGTCTGACTCGGCTCCTTGTAGGGGAGATGCATGATGTTGTCCCGGATAGACCCACTGGGTACGTCAACATCACGAAACTCGCCGGGGCCAATAGGGGTATCGTCACCCTTAATCCGTAACCCGCGTGCTTTAAGCCCTCCGGGAAGATTACTTAATGTACCTGCGTCAACTAATTGACGAATAATGGAAGTACCTGCTTTTGCATACCCCCCTATAATATGAATCAAACCAAGGCCGTAGAACCCGAATCCCGGTACATAAACGTAATGAACAAAATGTTGACGCTTAAGCGTCAAAGGATCGTCCGGTTCCCAATTACGGCGTATAGCCAGTACTTTAGTAGTACCACGCTCAATAGTTATTACATAAGGCTTGGCAACCTCTAAAATTCCCCTGTTTTCAACTTCAGCGCTTTCTTCCTCATCAATGCTATCAATAACTATATCAGCATGAATTTCATCAATAGTGTAACGATCATCAGAAGTCAGAGAATATCCCCCTTCTTCTGCTTTTTTCTCTTCAATATCAGTAAAAAAGGACTGCGGTTCACCCAACTCTATATGACGATAAAATCCTGCCGCCTGTAACTTAATTAACTCATTCTTAGTCTTACGCATAACATGAGTTACACGCTCGGCAGCCTCTATGTTAGATGCACCATAAGGAACAATTACATCTTCAGCAGGGATATAAATAGCAACCTGTCTGCCCAAACTAGGGTCAAAATACACCTTTTTGAACGCAGAACCAGCCAATCCAAGGCTATAGAGCAAACGCTCATGTTCTGGCCTGTACTCCACCATGACATCGGTAAGCTCATAATTCATGTCCGTTTTTACACGATCTGCAGC